AATTTAAATTCTATACCATCATCAGGCGTTAGTGCCCCAGCGTCCACAAGAGTTTTAATGATCGTAGACATCTGTGAAAGGTCTTTCTTATTAATACCTGAGCACTTCAAACCTAATTTCACATCAGGTTCACCGAAGTTCATTACATATATTTGATGGACTAAAGGATCTATCTGCTCACAAATATATTCACCAATATTATTGATTGAGTTTAAAAAGAACCCGACTAGCTGCTCAGTCTGTTTATCGCCGCCCCTTGATAATGTCCCGATATCCAAAAATGAAGCGAGTACACTTTTAGTTATGTTTAGGTTCTCTTGTGATATAGAGTTCCTAACGGATGTAGAATCATACTGCCCACGAATAATCTCAAAACCGCCGTCTTTAAGGGATTCAGGGAGGATCATATACTGCTTTTCGTGGGAAGAATAACGACGCAACACTTCCTGTATCCTTGGTAGTTCTTTTGGATCATTCCATATTTTCGCATTTGCGAATATGGTTGGCGTTCCTATCGCCATTTTCTCGATGCCTATCATGTCTATCTTCTCATATAACAATTTTCTCTTATAAGGGCCATATGCAGTCCTTATAATCGATATACCTTCGTAGTTGTCGCCCTCTTTATCGTTAGTGAATACAATTATCTCATCACCTGTTAATTTTACGTCTCTATCGTGATCAGTGCCTATAATATTCTGACGAACATATTCAATTTGACCATCTTCGTCTATTTTCCATTCTTCAATGGTATCTTGTTTACGGAAACCTAATGTTTTTAGTGTTTGAATAGTCCCAAAGTCTTTATCTTCTACTACGTGGATAGTTGGCTCAAATACTGCGAAGCCAAAAGTTAAGTATGAAAGTATATCTTGAAGTTGTTCTCTCCATTTCTTTGTAGTCCAACATTTAAAGACATTATTCTTAAATTGTGCTTGCTTTAACTGTTCTTCGTCATTTGGATCTAATGGCATAAAATCGAAGTTTGCAGATAGGATTGGTGTCTGTACTGCTCGTAATACTCTTTTTATTTCATAATCTTGGCGACGCATTTTGTCATAATTTTCATATGCACAGCCCGAAAATTCTAAAGCAGTTAAATATTCTTCTCTAAATATCCCTGCTTGGATAATTGTTCCAGAACTACCGACAGAATCGGTTTTAAGTTCTAGGTCTGATTCTTGACCCATAATCCCCCCCCTATAATTTATGGCAGCTTTTTATCGCTTTTAGCCAACTAATAACTCATTTCACTTGCAAATGTACCTGGAACATCGTGGTCATCAAATACTTTAGTACTCGATAGCAATTTCTTTCTTGCCCAATTCCCCATAACGGCGGAATCTAATAAGTCGGGCGATCTACCAAAACGCTTTTTAAATGCTTCTTTTGATTCTATCTGAATAACCTTATTATCTATATTATACTGTATTGCTGTACATTCTTGAACAAATTTCTCATTTGGGATGATAGCTATACGTCCTAATCTGACATCTTCCCTAAACTCCCAGTACGCTTGTGCCCTTAAGTTTTTAAAAGTATTGTATTTATTTGGTACCGAATCAGGGCTAGAAGATGAATTAAATGCTGTGCAGTTTATAGAATGGTATTCTGATAAAGAGTCTACAGTCCCAGCGCCTAAACCAATAACATCGACAGCTATTTTATAATCTTCTAAGTCAAATTCTTCTTTTCGTAGGCTAATTATCTGAGCGACTTCGCTCGTGTTCTTCTTCGCGTGTTCTTCAAATCTAACTATATTGGATTCACTGAAATGAGTTAGCACAGTTAAATCATCACCATACCTAGCAATGTCACCACCTAAGCAATCAACTCTCGATTCTCTAAAATTATATGTCCAATTTTCAAGTGACTCATCCATTACATTTTTTATCCATTGGTATTGGATTAACTGGTTCGGATCATCTGAGAATTCCCAGTTACCTTTAACATAACGTTGATATTCGTTGTCAGGTAAATTCTCTAATGAATCTAAGTATTCTTTTGTAATAAATGGATTATCGTGCGGTAATGCCTGTAAGAAATAGAATGGTGGCTTTATCTTTCCTTCTACCCAAGGATTATAAAATATTCTTTTTACCCAGTTATTCGCTGGGTTGCAGTTCAATAATATTTTTGGTGGTATATTGTACTCAATGTTTTTCCATTGCCCAACCCTAGTTATAATCAATGAGAATACGCTTTCGTCTACTTCATTCGCTTCTTCTATTAATGCAATTGTGAGCTCAAGACCTTTTATCTTATTGAAGTCTTGATCCTTAGATTTATCAGCTTCAATAAATAAAACTTCGCTTCCGTTTGAATATTTAGCGACATAATCAGCCATATTGAATGACACTAATTTCTCATCACCATTAATTTCTAGTACTTTTTTGAATGAAGGTAACGAGGTCCTTTTAAGTGTCGTTAAGTTTTTACGTATAATCGCGTATCTTGTTCCAGGATAATCTATCGCAAGTTGATGTATTAACCCAATGAGAAGTATCGATTTACCACCCCTAACCCCGCCACCATATAGCATATAAAGGTATTTAGGGTCTAATGAACGAAAGTTTTTAACAAAAATCTTCTGTTTTTCTGAAAGTGGCATTTTCCCCCCGGAACTGCACGTTAATTAGTTATAATACAATGTATTTACTTACTTTCCAATAAATATGTATTAATTACTAGGGTCTCTAAAATATATTTCAAGTCTTTTATTGTATGCATACTTCGTTATTGAATTAAATTGATATCCATCCAGTCTAAAAACTGTGCTTTCATTACTTTCCCAATCTAAATTATTAATATATTCCTCAAAGGCCCTATCTATATCTTTTTCGCTAAATTTGTACCCACAATTAAAACAATTATTCATAATATTCCTTTCGTTTAATTAATAGTCAGTGACCAAGTCCTGGTAGGGTCTTAGCCCTACTCCCTCACCGTAGTGTGTTCATACAATAAACTTCAGGTGCAAGTAAGTGGTTTACGAGGTACATTTCTTAACTCTTTCACTTGCTTCTTTCATTGAGTCTCTTAAAGTTCCTTTTGGTTTATCCGGCAATTCCATCACCGAGTACCCAAAAGCAATTATTTTCTGGATCATATTCATGTAATTCGTCCAAATTATAATCATCATTGAGAAATATCTCAGACAATATTTTTTTAGGTGGTACATATTGAGTACCCTTTTTGCTTAGGGGGCAAAATTACTTTGATCTCCTTGTTAGGATAATTTCTTTTAACTGCTTCAATTGCCGGAACAAGGTCGCTATCTCCCGAAATAATATATGCTATATCGTAAAGGTTTTTTATAGCTCCTTCCAAGAGATATATTGCAATATTTACATCTGTTTCTTTCTCCTCATGGGTTTGAAACTCTATGCGGGATTGAGAGTTTCCATTGCCATTTTCTCGTTACTTTTTTAAATTTCCCGTTAACTACGGAAACACCAGTTGATTCTAACGCCAACGTGTAAAGCGAATGACGTTTTGATTTAGCTGGAATCCAAGTAGGCAATGCAGTAAAGAAAAATATGTCTGAAGTCGTATACGAGCTTGGAGCAAATGATTCGCATACTTGTCTTAAATCAAGCCATTTATACTTTTTTAAATTATTTTTTTTAAGTGCATGATAAAGATTGAAACCGTCTATGAAAAAAGAGATTTTTTTAGCCATGAATCTATATTAATATAAAAAAAATCCCGAGGCCACAGGGCTCTCGGGTCTAATGGGCAATTAAATCCCATTAGGGGTCTATACTTATTATTTCCCAAAAAATATTTACTGTAAACATTATTTACAAAAAAATATCTCTAAGAATCAGATGCCTTAGCCATAATAGTCACATCATGTAAACCAATATGAGCTATAACATACTTAACTTGATCAGGCTTAACACCACTTGGCAATCGTAAGCTAAACTTAAAGTGATGATTAGGTTGAATATAATCCACCATCCCATATATTTTATCGGTATTAAGTTCGTATTGGTATCTATT